TAACATACTGTTTATGAAGTTCTTGGGCGCTAGGCCCGCACGTTTAGGTCTTGTATCTACAATGTACGATCAGTACACTATTACGCACCTTACTGAAGCACTTCAGAATATTTATACTAAGGGCAAACCTAAGGATAGCTTCAAGAATGTTGATTCTTTTGTTATTGAATGGGACATTCAGGTTAAGCGCATTAAGAGAGTTCCTATCCTTCGTGTAGAAGGAGATGGTTGCAATGGCTCCGACATCCTTTTCTATTTCCCTGAGAATTACTATCAGAAATTCGACACATTTATTATCGAAAAAACTCGTGACCTCATTATTGTTATGAATCGTCCTCAGAGACTTCGCGATAACGAATTCCTTGTTATAGGTAAGATTAATGATTCTGATTACACTTCTGCTATTGATCCATCGAGTCTTACTAACGCTATGACTCGATTCGTGACTAACTATATGCCAGAATTGCATAAACTTCTTTGTGTACTTTAATGGTGACATTATCGATTAAATTTTCTTAATTGCTGGAAAGCCATCTTACTGATATTCATGGTCAATCAGCAGCGAAGATGTGATTTTACGCTAAATATAGCAGCGAATTTCACATAACGTTCAACGACTAGCCGTAAGGCGTACATATTATTATGGAAATAGAAAATAACTTAAAAACATTCAAATACATTGTTTATGAAACAACAAATTTAGTAAATAACAAAATTTATATTGGTGTACATCAAACAGAAGATCCAAATAAATTCGATGGATATATTGGATGTGGCGTTTACTGTAATTTACCTCACACATACATGTATGCAAAAACCGCATTCCAATATGCTGTAAAGAAATATGGGCCTTCAAATTTTAAACGTAAAACGTTAGCTGTTTTTAATACTCCACATGAAGCATTTCTTTTAGAAGAAGAATTGGTAAATGAAGAGTTTTTGAAAAGAGATGATGTTTACAACATGATTCTAGGAGGAGAAGGTGGATATTTTCTTTCAAATCGGATTAAAGTATTTAGATACGATGAGAATGGAAATTATATTGATGAATACTTAAGTTTTGCATTAGCGGCACTTGCTTTTAATTGTGATTATACAAATATAAGTTATGCTGTTAGAAAGAAATGTAAAGCATGCGGATACTTTTGAAGTACAGATAAATTAGAAAAATTAGATTTATCTTTATACAATTTAGGTGAAAATCACGCAAAGAAAATTTATTGTTATTTACAAAATGGTTCTTTTTATAAAGCTTATCCAACTCAAGTTCAAGCTTCAAAAGATTTATTAATAAATGCAGGTACAATTAGAAAATCTTGTATTGATGGACATTTGGTAAAAAAGCAATATTATTTTTTATACACTTATGGTGAAAATTATAGTACTGCAAAAACTGAATGAATTAAAGAACGAGTTGTATATAAGTATGCATCCGATGGTTCTTTTTTAGAAGAATACGATAGTCAAGAAATTGCAGAACATGAAAATCCAGGATGTAATATTAGTAAATCTATTCGATTAAAGACTCCAGATGAAAATGGAAATCTTTGAGGATTGGATAAATTACAGAATTATAACAAGCCTAGTGAAATTATTGCTAAAAAACCGGTTGCAAAATATACTTTAGACGGAGAACTTGTTCAGATTTATCCCTCTGCAACTGCTGCTGCAAATGAAAACGGAACATCTGTTTGGAAAGTTTTAGCAGGAACAAATAGAACTCATAAACAGCATATTTATAAATATTATTAAGTTAATAAGATAGTCTGAATGTATTAGTAATAATACACCCCTTCGGAAGAAGGTTATACCAAATGGCAGAGTAACTGCGAAAAGCATAGAACATTCATTGCAACACACCGTAACGATATCGATGTTTCTGCAATGTATAAACCACTTGAAGATGTCTTTATCCAAATTGGTGCTGGAAAAGATGGTGGTAAGGATGACCCTATCTTCACTTTAAAGAGAGCTGAGGAACAAGTCATTGAGAATTATCTTGAGGCTCGTGATATGGATCTCGTATGAGGTAAGGCTAACGTTGATGCAAACGGAAAACCTAAGATCTATGACGATAAAGTCAGTCTTGTCGTCATTAAACTTTTCTAATTGCTGGAAACCCCTTATAGTCAATTCTACCACAAAGTAATTTGCAAAAATAAGCTTGATGGTTTGAAAAAGAATTGAATTGGGCAATCAGCAGCGAATTCTCTATATAATCAGGCGTCATAGACGTAGAATAGAGAAACGTTCAACGACTAAGTGCAAACTATACATAATTTTTTATGGAAATGGAAAGTAAATTAAAATATTTTTGAATTGTTTACCTTACAACAAATGTTGTTAACAATTTTATTTACATAGGAGTACATAAAACAGTCACCCCACACAAGTTTGATCAATATTTAGGTGACGGTTGTTATGCAAATATACCAAGTAGTTATAATACAGCAAAAACCAAATTTGCATTAGCTTTACAGCAGTTTGGTCCTAAAAATTTTAAACGAACATTAATACATGTTTTTGATAATGAAGATGATGCATATTCGTTAGAACAAACACTTGTAGACGCTGATTTTCTTAAAAGAAAAGATGTATACAATATGGTTCTTGGAGGAAAAATAGGATTAGGAAAAAGTACAGCAATTCCTTGTTATTCGTATAATTTAGATGGGATTTTTCACAACGAATACGAATCTATTCAATATGCTGCCATGTGCGTTAATAGAGGACGTACTACTATTAGTAGGGCTATTTTAGAAAAAATCAAAGCAGCAGATTTGTATTGAAGTTTAAATAAAGTTGAAAAATTAGATTTATCTGAGTATAAAACAGATTCTAATAAAGTTACTGTTTATCAATATAAAATAACTGGTGAGTTCGAATGCGAATATAAATCAATTGCGGAAGCTGCTTTAAAATTAAACATAGATAAACAAAATATTTGCAGAGGTATTAAATTAGGGTATGCTGTTAATAATAAGTATTTTTCTACAGAGAAGAAAGAACAATATTCTCAAGCTAAATACGAACGTACTCAATATAAAACTCCTGTTTTTCAATATTCTCTTTCTGGTGAATTTATAGCAGAATTTAAATCTGTATCACAGGCAAGAAAAATTTTAAATATTAAAACAGATATTGGAGCAGCAATAAGAAAAGGATCAACTTGTGGTGGATTTCAATGATCTTACGAAAAAATTCCAAATATGCCTTGTATTAAAAACAAATATATTGGAAAAGCAAAAAAAGTAGCTGTATATAATTTGAATCATGAATTAGTTGAAATATTTCCTACTGTAAAATCTTGTGCTGCAAAATATTCGTCTGTTAAAAAGGTACTTCAAGGTAAACAAAGGACTGGAAATGGTCATTTATTCGAATATATTGATTAATTTAAAGATATAGTCTGATCTCTGCAGAAATGCAGAGTTAACAAAATAACTTTAGGACGTTATATAGAGACTGGACGTCCCGTTATCTCTGGTGATGGTCTTATAGCACAACTTGAGCGTTTTGCAACCAAGTTCGTCTTCTCTAAACTTACCGTTGCTTATTTCCAGAAAGCACTTGCAACTTTAGTTGCTAAGAGTGTTAAAGCAACTGGCAACGAGTATCTTGTAATGGTTAATACAAGACTTTGGAATGAAATCAATGTCGTTCTTGATCGCTGGTTAGCAGAGCACAAGACTGACGGTGCAGTTCTTTATTCCAAGGCTGCTAACGGTTATGTAGAGCTTGGTGCAACATATCATTCCTACGAATTCTCTGGAAACAAGTTGATTTTTAAAGTGGAAAGAACTTTTGACGTAGAGTTCCCCACTCGTAATTATGGTATCATGGTAGACCTTACCGCAGATGCTATTTCTAACAAACCTGCTATGGAAATGCTCACCTTTAAGGGTGGTCAATTCATCCATAACTGGATCAATGGCGTAGGCGGTCGTGATGGACTCAGCTCTGGTGAAGTTTCAAGCCGTGTTGCTGGTTCACACATTATTGCATGGGGCTTAACAACAGCATAGGTCCCCATATTAGTGATAATATGAAAATAAATTCTTTTAATTGCTGGAAAGTCTCAATTTGAGATAATCAGCAGCCAAGATTCGGAATAGATAAGCCAGTTATGGTAATCCCGAATAAGGTTCAACGACTAGCTTGAATAAGCGTACACACAGTATGTGTGGAAAATAGAGAATAACTTGAAAATTATGAAATGAATTGTTTATTGTACCACCTGTTTAGTAAACGGGAAGGTTTATATTGGAGTTCATAAAACAGACAATCCTGATGTATTCGATGGTTACATTGGATGTGGGATTGAAATTGGATACTCCTTAAAAAATCCTAAAACTGCTTTCCAATACGCATTAAAGAAATATGGATATAATAATTTCAAACGTAGCGTATTGTATGTATTTGAAAATG